TCCGTTTATTAGTATTATGCATTGCAGGAAATCCCCTACTCCTCCGTTTCAGGTAGCCGCAGCGGTTACAGGCGCGGTCGCGTATTCCTCTGGAGTAGATCCAGCGGTTCCACTCAAAACAATTAAACTCGTTGGAGTAATGGCTCCGGCAGAGGCTGACAGATTTACACTAGCCGAAAGAAATAGTTTATTATTTGACGGAATATCAACATTTACCGTAGGCGCGGACGGATCGGTTTATATCGAGTTGTTAATTACAACCTACAAAACCAACGCAGCGGGAGCCGACGACATTAGCTATATGGGCGTTGAGCGTTTGCAAACTCTGAGATATTTGAGATATGATTTACGAAATTTCATCCTCGCAAAATATCCACGCCACAAACTCGGCGATGATTCCAAAACCTACGGCGCAGGTCAAAAGGTCATGACTCCAAAAACAATGCGTGCGGAGTTAATCGCAAGATTCCTCCTCTGGCAAGAATTGGCACTCGTCGAAGACATTACAGGATTTATCGCAGGTTTAATCGTTGAGCGTAATAGCTCTAATCCGGACAGGCTAGATATTCATATCGAGCCTAATATCATTAATCAATTTTTAGTGAGTGCGGTTCAAATCGCATTCAAAAACTAGGAGCGCGTAATGGCTAACGAAAACAGAATATCAGGGACAATCAAATTTAAGGCTGACGGCCAGACATACGCCGCCAGCGGTTCTTTTAAATACAATCTAGGGACTCCAAAACGGGAGGCTGTAATCTCTATGGACGGCAGCGTTCCAGGATACAAAGAGACTCCAACCGTTCCATTTATCGAGGGCGCAATTTTCAACAACAAAGAGCTAGACGTTGCAGTATTTACAAACCTCGACGATGTTACGATTAATTTGGATTTGTCTAACGGCAAATCTGTAATTTTAAGAAACGCTTGGTTTGCTGGCTCCGGCGATGCCGACACAGAGGCGGCAACTCTAGAAGTAAGATTTGAGGGTAAGGAAGCGATGGAGGTTAAATAATTATGGCTAAAGAAAAAATTGCGGATAATGGCTATTTAACAAAAGAACAAATTGAAGAAATTTGGGGAGAAAATTTTGCAGAGTTAGACGATGATCCAAAAATCAAATTTTTAAATGATAAAATTGTTGTTTTACTTAGCTCTCCAGCAATTAACACCGAAGGAATTTCTGTTGATGTTCTCGAAATAGAGGAGCCGACAGGAGCCGACTTAGAGCGATTAGACGCAGCCAAAAACCAAACGTTTAAAACTGCCTCAATTCTAGTAGAAGTTTGCGGAAATTTAACAGGGAATTCTGTAAAAAAAATGAAATCTAGAGATTTGCTGAGAATCGCAAAAGTTGGATTTCGTTTTTTAGTTTAATCCCCAAAAACTGGGGAGATGTATGCGGCGATTTAGCCTATCATTTTCATTTTTCGCCAACCGAAATTATGAAAATGAGTTATAAAAAAATGCATTTTTGGCATTCTCAATTAATCCGAATCAAAGAGGATGAAAAAAAGGCGATGAGTAAAAAGTAGAGACGCGATTCATCGCGTCTAACGTATTACAAAAAAGGAGGTAATCACAGTGGCAAAATCTTTTTCTCTCTCGATGATTATCTCCGCAATAGACAAATTAAGCGCTCCATTAAACACAATGAAAGGCGCGGTTTCTGCGTTCCAAGTCACAACGGACAAACTAAACACACGTTTAGGCGCAGCACAAACGGCGCTCGATAATGCGTTTGGCTCTCCAGTTTATCAAATGTTCGACAAATTTAAAAACGCATCTCTCGGAGCAATCAACGCCTACGGGGAGATAGCCACAGCGCAGGGACAAATTAGATCTCTCGGAATCGATGACACAGGAATTGATTTAATAACCAAAAAGGCAAAAGAATTTTCTAATACATGGGCTGGAACTACAACAAAAGATTTTATTGCAGCGAGTTACGATATAAAATCGGCAATCTCTACACTATCGGACGGAGCAGTTGGAGAATTCACGAAATTAGCCGCAATGACAGGAGCCGCAACAAAATCCAGCACTGGCGAAATGACATCCCTATTCGCGACTGGTTTTGGTATTCATCGTAAAGCATTCGGAGATTATGCGAATGTTGCAATCGCCGGATTCCAGAAAATGAGCGCCGAAGAGCAAGACATTGAATTTGGAAAATATTTTTCCGCTGGAATTTCCAAAGCGGTTCAAGCGTTTAAAACATCCGGTCCGCAAATGGCGGCGGCAATTAGCGCGTTAGGCGCTGCGGCAACTTCCAACAAAGTTCCACTAGAGGAACAACTTGCAATATTAGGACAATTACAAACCACTATGTCAGGCTCCGAAGCGGCGACTAAATACAAATCGTTTTTAGGGCAGGCAGCAGGAGCCGGAAAAAAACTAGGACTTAGTTTTACTGATTCAAATAATAAATTAATGTCGACGACAGAAATTTTAAAACAATTAAAAACCAAATACGGAGACACGTTAGACGCTATCGAATCACAAAAAATAAAAGAAGCGTTTGGATCTGACGAGGCTGTCGCAATGATTAAATTAATGTATGGCGAGGTTGAAACTCTCGAGAAAAATACAAAAGATTTAGGCGCAGAAATGTCTAAAGGCACGGCACTCACTGAGGCAATGGCGCGCGCAATGCAGATGGGACCGGCGGAAAGCGCAAAACTCCTCGCGCAACGACAAGAGAATTTAGCCGCAGCATTCGGAAAAACAATCTCTCCACTAAACGTATTTAAAGCGGAATTACTCGGAGGGTTAGCGGTCGGGTTATCAGGATTAATCGAAGATTTTCCGACGGCGACAGGACTAATTGGCTCATTCGGATACGGGCTTAGCGAAGGGGCTACTCTTGCTATACCTCTAATTAGCCAATTGCCAGCATTTGCGCAAGGATTTGGAATGTTTAAAACTGGAGTCTTAACAGCATTGCCAGCGATTTGGAGCTTTACAGCCGCACTCCTCGCCAATCCAATCACATGGATAGTCGTCGGAATCGTTGCACTAATAGCCGCCATTTATTTACTATACAAAAATTTTGACACTGTCTCGGCGTTTATATCCGAGTCATGGGAATCAATTAAAAACGCATTTTCAAGCGCCTGGGATTCGATTAAAATTACTTTATCCGAGTCATGGGAATCAATTAAAAACGCATTTTCAAGCGCCTGGGATTCGATTAAAATTACTTTATCCGAGGCATGGATTGGAATCAAACAGGCATTTTATAGCGGTCTAGATAGTATTTTAGGATTCATTAAACAATGGGGTCCTGTGGTATTATCCGCATTTTTTCCGGTTTTAGGAATTGGAATTTTAATATATCAACATTTTGATGAGATTGTCGCATATTTTAGAGCGTTTTTCCAAATGGTTTCCGAGATTTTTATGGCCGGCGTTGAAAAAGTAAAAGCATTATTACCGGATTGGATGCTCGGAATGATTGGAGGTGGAGCGATTAACGCGAATAATTCCACGACTAACACGACAAACGCAATCGGCGGCGAAAACTCGCCATTATCCCCAAATGCTCCAGCGGTTCCAGTCGGCGCAGAGGCAGGGATTCAAACAATCAATTCCAACGCCAATTCGACAGTAACCCTAAAAATCGAAAACGCTCCAAAGGGCTCCGCACTCGGAGGCGATCCAATGCCAGGCGGCTCTAGTGTAGATATGGGATATGGTATGCAATAATTATGTTTGCAGATATTAGAACAGCCAGTTTTCGCGAGGTCGAATTCCATGTTGCAGATACGGACGTAACGGGTGGTCGGCGTGTGGTTAAGCATGAGTTTCCGCAGCGTGACATTCCGTTTACTGAGGACTTAGGGCGCAAGGCAAAATCTTTTAATGTTTCTGGATTCGTCACTGGCAAAAATTACCAATTCCAAAGAGATAAATTAATCGAGGCACTTGATAAAGAAGGAACTGGAATTTTAATACATCCAATCCATGGCGAGATAAAAGTTCAATGCGAGAATTATTCTTACAAAGATAGTTGGAGCGATCACGGCAAATCGACATTTACCATGACATTTGCGGAGACGCAAGATACTGAATTGGTATTAGTTACCGAGCCTCCAGAAACAGCCGTTGATAAGGCGGCGGCTGAATTAGAGGGAATGGTTGGAGATATTTTCGGCGCTAATTTCTTGACCAATTTATCGGCGTTATACGATAGCGCTGTTGCAGTTGTTGGCGCAGTAGTTTCCGCAGTCTCTACGGTTATGAATATCGCAACCTCTGTTTTAAATTTTGCCGATGACATTAGCCGATCTGTTTTAGATATGCAATACGGCTATCAAAGCGCGATGCAAATCCCTGGCAAATTAAAAAACAGATTAACTTCTCCACACAAACGATTGCAAGAGGCTAATAGGCAAAACCGCAGGTCAAACTCGCAGGTTTCCGCTTTACGCTTTGGAACGACTAACAACAAATTTGCTAGTCAAACAGCGGTAAGAATTTTTAACGCACTAATAAAACACCAGGCAGAAATTACAGAGCAAACAAAATCTAATAACCTCCGCAATACAGCGAGACAAATTCAAGACGCAAAAAATAAGAACGCGGTAAATATACTATTATCGACATATAACACAACGACAGCGATTAATACAGCAATGGAAATGAAATTTGACACGCTCGCAAATGCTTCTATTGTTAGAAATAAATTATTTGCAATGCTAGACAACCTAGTCGCACAGTCTGAAAATTTTGATAATACCGATGAGTATTATCAAAAAATCAAAGACTTAAAAATAAAAATCTCTCTCGCAATCCCTCCGGCTGGAGCAACTCTCAACGACATACAACAATTATCCACAGAATTCGACACTTGCGGACTCGTAGCCGTGTTTGAAAAATACGGCTATTTGGGAGATATAGAAAACGATTTTATTGATCGAAATGGTATTCGACATCCTGGATTGATTAGCGCAGGAAGTGGTCTAGAGGTTAAGATTTAGTATGCGCTACACGGTAGTCAAAGGCGACACTCTCCGATCAATAGCCGACAAAGAACTAGGCAAAGAATCAGATTGGAATAAGATTTATAATCTTAATAAAAACACTTTAAAGAGTGGCAATCCAAATATTATCTATCCTGGAGAAGTTTTAGAAATTCCTGAAAAAGAAGAAAATCCTCCTCCGGCGCAAATCGTAACGGATGAGAATCCTAATAAAATTAGTCTTTATATTGACGGGAAAATTTACAGCGGCTGGAAATCTTTAAACGTTACGCGCTCGATGGAAGCGATTTCTGGAAGTTTTACAATTGCAATGGTTAATAAATTAACCGATAAAAACGGGAATATTTTGGCAGTGAATGCAGGCGACAAATGCGTTTTGTATCTTGGGAATGACGCTGTAATTACTGGTTATATTGACGACGTTGATAAATCTCATGATGCAACGACTCGCACTTTTACAGTTTCAGGGCGTGACAAAACGATGGATTTAATAGATTGCACTCCTCCAGAACCAAAGCAATTTACAAATAAAACGTTATCCGAAATAGCAAAATCAATTTGTGAAGCGTTTGGAATTTCTGTCGTTACAGAGGGAGACGTTGGCGGCGCAATTCCAAATTTCCGTTTAGATCCGACAGCGCAAATATCCGGACAACTCGAAGAAAAGGCACGTTCGAAAAATATAATTATCAATTCAAATACAAAAGGCGAATTAGTTTTTGCAAAGGTTTCGAAAGAAAAAATAGAAGAAAAACTTATCAACGGACAAAACATATTATCCGCAAGTTTTAAAGATTCATTCAAAGATAGATTTTCGAAATATACAACATTAGGCCAATCAATAAAAGGATCCTCAAAGGGAGTTGCAAAAGACGAAAAAATAAAACGTTTTCGACCAATGGCATTTTCTCCAGAGACAACGAGCGACGGAGTGACAGCAAAAAAGCGCGCTCAATGGGAGGCAATCATTCGAGCCGGACGGTCGAGCGAGTTATCTATAAAAGTGCAAGGCTGGAGACGCAAAAACGGGAATTTATGGGAGGTAAACAGATTAGTAGATGTCGAGGATTCTTGGCTCGAAATCAAAGAGACATTCCTAATTACTCAAATAATTTTTACGTTAGACGATAGCTCCGGCACTCTGACAGTTTTAACTCTAAAACGACAAGACGCGTTTACAACAGCCGACTCAATCAAAATTGAAAACGATCCCTCGCCTATCGTAAAACCAATCGTAAAAAAACCGGAAGGAATTGTTCAAAATTCTTTTGTTCCAGCGGAGAGTCAAAACGCATGAGAGCACTCCAAAAAACAAAAGAAAAATTAACACGCGGCATACAGCAATTAATCGGCTATGCAAAAATATCTAGCTCGACCGCAAAACAGGATTTATCCGCAACAATTACAGACGGAGAAGTTGCCGAAAAACTGCCATTTTTCCAAACCTACGGTATAAAATCTCGTCCAAAAGGCGGAATTGCTATCGCTGTAAATGTCGGAGGCAATCGAGACGATCAGGCGATTATTGCAATTTTGCCAGAGGGACCGGATGACCTAGACGAGGGCGAAGTTGTTTTATATATTGACGACGGCGATGAGATCCGAATTACAAAAGATGAAATTAAATTCAAATGCAAAACCGTTTCTATGGACGGAGATTTAAAAGTTAAAGGCGAGATAATGTCAGAAAAAGAAATTACCGCATTTTATAAAGGCGCTAAAACTACACTTAGTAAACATCCGCATCCTACTCCTACCGGTCCCTCGGGACCTGCAATAAAAGGACAATAACATGGCACTAAACAAAACAAAACTAATTGCAGATTTAACAGTTTATTTTTCGAATCTCGATCCAGCGGCGACAGCAATAACTAAAGCGGTTTCTCTTGCCGGAATCATAGACGATTTTGTAAAAACGGGAGAGATAAAAGTTGGAACTTTGACATCTAGCGGGACAGGCAACCTCGGCGCTCCAGTCTCCTCCACAAACGACAGCGGAGGACAGATTGAGTAAACAAATTTTTGCTTTACAACATTTCGCAGTTTTGTCTAGTAGCCGATGGAATACTAACGATGAGTGATGTCAGATTAACAAACAGAGCAAATAATACAGGTGATCTTGCACTTGTCGCGGATTCCTACGGATTCATAGATTTAGAGACAGAGGACGGACTGGAGACTGCGGTTTATATCTCGTTATTCTCAGACGCTCGCGCGGGTAATGATGATATTCTTCCAAATTCTGATTCGAATGCTGGCGGTTGGTGGGGAGACGCGCTAGAGAATTTTTCTCTTGGCTCAAAATTATGGCTTTTAGCACGCTCAAAAACCTCTCCGGAGGTTACTAAAAAAGCCCGTTTTTATTGTTATGAGGCGTTAAAATGGCTCATCGAAGAAGGCGTTGCACAGACTATTAATATAACAGTGACACGCAGCGGATTAACGGCGTTAATCTACGAGATCGAAATTATAAAACCAACAGAAAAACAAAATTCTAAATTCAAATGGTCGGCAAATTGGAGCGGTCAAGTCGCGAGGGTCTACTCATGAGTTTCCTCCGCCCTACTCTCCAAGAATTAAAAGACCGAATTGTCGGAGACATAGAGACCTCTTTAGACAGTAAAATTCCTTTACTTAAAAAAAATGTTTTGCGAGTATTTGGAACTGTTTTCGCTGGCGCTGTTCATACACTATTCGGATTTTTAGTTTGGATTTCAAAACAATGTTTTCCAGATACGGCGGAAAAAGAATATTTAGCACGTTGCGC